GGCCGGATGGCGTGGTTAAGCCTGGCGAGATTATCACGGTATCGAATTTCAAAGGCGAGGCGCTGGTAAACGGCGGATACGCTGAACTGATCGAGCTGGATGTGCAAGCGCCTGGGCCTGTTGAAACTGCGGAGCTCGTTCCAGAAATGGAAACGGCTGTTGTTAACAAGTCGCGCAAATCGAATCGGCGCGGGTAGTATCTAGAAATCCTGGGGAGGATTTATCATGTCTGAAAATGTACCAAGTTTGCCTACCGTCCCGGCTTCCCCCAGGTCGGTAGCCGTTGTCGCTATGGGCAGATCTGCCCAAACCTATGTCAACATGGCTGCCGTCCGGGGCGGTCGGCAACGGATTGCCGATGAAATATGGGCGATCAATTCAATGGGCGGCGTGATCCAGCACGATCTGCTGTTCCACATGGATGATTGCCGGATTCAGGAAGCGCGGGCGACTGCGCAACCCGGCGAGAATGTCTGGGGAATGCTGCAATGGTTGAAAAGCCATCCCAAATTCATGACATCGAAGGTTTACCCGGAGTATCCCGGCGCGATTGCGTTCCCGCTGGAACAGGTCATTAACGCCATTGGTACGACCTATCTCAACAATACGGTTGCCTACGCGGTTGCCTATGCGATGTTTTTAGGGTTCAACAAGATCAGCTTATTCGGTGTGGATTACAGCTATCCCGATCTGCACAAGGCCGAATCCGGGCGCGGGTGCGTGGAATTCCTTCTTGGAATGGCTGCGGCTCGTGGTATCCATATCGAAGTGGCTGCGGATTCGACGCTGATGGATGCTTGTGTCGATCCGAAAACGAAACCCTACGGGTATGATGCCTACGATGTCTCGTTTGAACAGACGGAAAGCGGCGTTAATGTTAAAATGACGGATCGCGAAATCATGCCCAGTGCGGCGGAAATTGAGAGACGTTATCGCCATGATAAGTAAATTCGATTCGCATTTAATGCTGAATTTAGCAAGTGCTCCGGCATCAGAGCCGGTGTCACTCGCCGAGGCAAAAACGCATATGCGAATCGATCACTCCGATGATGATACTTATATCACGGCTCTGATACCTGCTGCGCGAAAGCGCATCGAGCAAGTAACCCGGCGGGCGCTGATCGATCAGACCTGGGAAATGCACCTGAATTGGTTCCCGGATCTGATCGAAGTCCCGCGCCCGCCATTGTCCAGCGTGACAAGCATCACCTATCTGGATGATAACGGCGCGAGCCAGACGTTAGCGAGTTCGGTTTACACGGTTGACACAGATAGCCAACCTGGTCGGATTTATGAAGCCTACGACCAATCCTGGCCGACTACCTATGCAGTGCCGAAAGCCATCAAGGTGACATTTGTAGCTGGCTACGGTTCCGCGAGTTCGGATGTTCCTGCGGATCTGGTGCAGGCTGTCAAGATACTGGTGGCACACTGGTATGAAAACCGGGAGCCGGTTGCGGTTGGTTTGAGTGTGGCTAGTATCCCGATGGTGCTGGACTATATTCTCGAAGACTACAGGATCCACACGTTTTGAGAGCTGGAAGCGCGCGCCAACGGATTGCGATTCAACGCGATACTGGCAGCACGAACGACTATGGCGAGCAAGAACCGGCGAACTGGGTTACTCAGTATAGCCGATGGGCGGAGGTTAAATTTGAAGCTGGTAACAAGCGTTTTACTGCTGATGTGGAAACTGCCAAGCAAGCTGCTCTGTTTGTTATTAGATACGATGCTGCTCTGTTTGCTGCTGTGTTACCTGCTGATGATTGGCGTATTTGGTGGGATGGTCGTGCTTTTGACATGATTGCGATTGAAAATCGAAATCAAGCAAACCGGGAAATTAAAATCAGTGCTATCGAGAGAATCGAGCAAGGCGGGGATTGATGGCTGATATTGACATCAATGTCAACATTGACGCACAAAGCCGGGAGGCGCTGAAAAAGGCGCTGGAGGAAGTGTCTCGCGAGCTTTCGCCCAAATCCGGCAAGAATGTCATGCGGCGGTCATTCGCTGAAATGGGTCGGAGGTTCCTTGCTGCGATCAAAGAGATGGTTCCGATTCGATCCGGCAAGCTTAAAAAGGCTCTGGCGGTATCAACTCGCGTTTATCCGGACGGCGTGATTAGTGCGACGGTCAAGGCGAAGTTCCCGAAAGGCGCGCATTGGCATTTTACCGAATTTGGAACGGCACATCATCCCGCTGCAAATGGTGGTCGTGGGTATGTCCGCCCTGCGTTCGATGATAATGAACAGAAGATCGCAGACGAGGCGATTGATATTATCTGGAAACAGATTGCTAAATCCTGGGAGCGTGGCCGGTGAGCATTGAGAAATCGCTTTACTCTGCGCTGATCGCTGATGGTACTGTGTCCGGCATCATCGGCGCGAAAGTGTATCCGGTGGGTGCTGTACCGACTGAGGTAAATTATCCGTTTGTGAGCTATTCCAGAATATCAACCAGGCGCTGGAACACTCTTGGCACATCTGGCACGGGCGAAATATCCGGCACACAGGCGGCGAATATCCAGATCAACTGTGCAGCGGAGTCCTACGGAGCAGCAAAAACCCTGGCGAGCGCAGTGTATAGCGTGCTTGCGGCACGGGGAGATCAGTTTATCGAAGAGCTTGACTTGTACGGCGACGATGCCGGGCAGTCCGGCGCATTTACAGTCATGCTTGAATTTTCAATTTGGGAGTAGACCATGAGCACGAATGCAATTAAATCACAAGGCACGGTTTTTAAAATCGGCAACGGCGGCGGGCCGGAAACATTCACTGCAATTCCGGAGATTGTCAGTTTTTCTGGGCCGGGTGAAACGGCTGGAACGATTGATGTTACCGACCTGGATAGCACTGCGAAAGAATACATCGCTGGATTGAAAGACACTGGAACGTTGAGTTTCGATATCAACTACATTCCAGACAACACCGTCCATGCGCAAATCCGTACTGACATGGGCGCGGGTACGCTGCGCAATTTCCAGATCATTTTCACTGATACCGGTGCAACACAATGGGATTTTGCTGCTGTGATTACCGGGTTCAGCGTGTCCGGCGCGACGGATGATAAAGTGACGGCATCTGTAAGCCTGCAAATCAGCGGCGATATTACGGAGTCTTAATCATGAGTAAACTGCGAGATTTAATCCTGGGGGCGCAGGATCTCAGAACTAAAGCGGTCGATATGACCAAATATCACGGATGGCCGGAGACGGTCTACATCCGCGAGATGTCAGCGGGTGAGCGCGAGTCATTCGCACGGTCGTGCCAGTCAGATGCAAAAAGTGTCACAGAGAAATTCTGCGCGCTGATTCTCTGTGATGAATCCGGCGCTCGTGTTTTTGCAGATGACGAGTGGACGGCGTTAACGGTTAAATCGGGCAAGGCGCTTGCTCACATCATGCAAGAAGGGCAGCGGCTGAACGGCATCGGTGAGCCGGAAATTGAGGCCATCGAGGGAAACTAAGAAGGCATCCTGATCGCCAGTGGTTCATCGCAACCGCTTTATCGATTGGGATGCTACCTTCTGAGCTGGAACGGCGAGCGAGTAGCCGGGATATTGCAGAGCTGATCGCTTATGATCGAATCCACCCGGTTAACCGCGAATACCGAGCGGATTTGAGAAATGCTATAATGACGCAGTCATTATGGGCGGTGAATGGGCATAAACGGAAGGTTGATGAATTCATGCCGTTCATGCCGAAGGAAGATCCGGATCCTCTGGCAATGATGCGCGGCTGGTTCGGTGGCAGGCTCAAGAAAAAGGCGAAGTAATGGCAACACAGGCGGTCCGTGGATTACTGGTTAATATTGATGGCAAGGTCGACGGCCTGGTTCGTGCTGTCAACAATGCTGAGAACCGGATCGGCGGATTTGTCAAGAATACGCAGAAATTGGTTGGCGGCCTTGCTGCTGCAATCGGTGCTGCTAATGTTGCCGGTGCTTTTTCAAGATGGACGGCAGAAGGCGATAAATTCGCCAAGACTGCGGCGAAACTTGGAACCAGCGCAGAAACGATTCAGCAACTAGGATTCGCTGCCGAACGTTCCGGAGTTAATGTCGAAACGCTGATTAATTCCATGCAGGGCGCGAGCCGGAAAATATCTGAGGCGGCTATGGGCGCTGGCGATGCAGCAAAGGTTCTGCAAGAGCTGGGCTTATCTGCTAAGAGCTTGTCAACTCTATCTGTTGAGGAACAGATGTTCCGCATTGCGGATGCAATGGGCGGTGTCACGAATCAGAGCGATAAAGTCCGTATCGCGATGAAGTTGTTCGAGGCGGAAGGCGTTAGCCTTATCAACCTGATGAGCGGCGGCGCAGAAGGCATTCGCGCATTGACGAAGGAAGCCGAATCGCTTGGCGGGGTTATGAGCAATGAGCTTGCGGCGCAATCCGAAGTGTTTCAAGATCGCCTGACAAATCTTGGCGAAGAGTTCAAAGAGACCCGAAACATCATCCTAGACCTATTCCTACCCGCTGCAATTAAAGTGGTCGAATGGACATCGATCCTTGTCGATGGATTTAACAGCTTATTGCGAGGACTGGGATGGGTTGTAAAGGGATTCGGTGCGGCTGCTGCTTCTATTGCTGCTGCGGTAACTGGTGATTTTGGGTTAGCCAAAGGCGTTATTCAGGCATTCATTGATGATTTTAACAGCGTACCCGATAAGCTAAAAGACGCTGCGACTAAATCAGGCGAAATAAGCGTTGAAGAATTGACCAGACCGATGACAGCTTTGCAAGAGGCTATCGAGTCGGATACGTTGATCGAAGCCTATGCTGATATGTATAACGAGCTGGACGAG